GATGGACTATTAATCCAAGACGCACAACTTGAGCAAGGTTTAGTAGCAACGGACTACATAGAAACAACAACCACAACTGCCCAAGCAGGTATATTAGAGGATATGCCAAGACTTGACTATTCGGGGGGCAGTTGTCCAGCGTTGTTGTTAGAGCCTCAGAGGACGAATATTGCTACCAATAGTGAATATATGCTTGGTTTTGCTAAAGGCTCTGCATCTTCGCTTGAAGCAAATGCTGCCACATCTCCCGAAGGTAAAAACAACGCTACATATTACTATTGTAACACAACTACAACAAACGCATACTTATTACCAAGTTTTAACGGAACATCTGGGGTTCAATATGCAGTTTCATTCTACGCTAAAGCCAAAGAGTTAAGCATTGTATACATTAAAAATGTAAACGACTCTGGCTCTCAATCTTATTTTGATTTATCTAATGGAACTTTTACGCTAAATAGCGGTATTGATTCAATGAGCATGGAAGATGCGGGAAATGGGTGGTATAGATGTACTGCGGTTTCAACTTCAACAACAACGGGAATAAAATGGATTCCAATTCTTAAAGGAGATGCTAATGAGGGCGTTTATGTTTATGGCTTACAGATTGAAGAAGGCTCTTACCCCACATCCTACATACCTACCTATGGGGCAAGTGTTACAAGGGGGAAGGATGATATGATAATAACTGGTTCATCATCAACAAGCACTACACAAGGCACGATCTATGTTGATTTTGATAGAGGGCTAACATCAGCGAATGAACGTGATGCCTCAACTGATGGCTTGTTTTTTCGTTCTGATTCTTTTCCTGCTACTGATTCTTTTGAAATTTCAACAGATGTAAGTGGTGCGGTAAGATATGGAAAAAGGGTTGCCAGTAGTTTTTTAACATTACACACAGACAATACAACCGATAGATACAAAAGTGTTTTTAAATGGGATAATGGAGCAGTAAAACTATATGTAAACGGAACGCTTGAGTATCAATCCGCAAGTGGTTTTTCAATTACTAATATATTAGATGAGATTGGTTATAGTGCTGATTTTCAAAAATATGTTAATAAAGTAGTTTTATTTAATTCAGTGCTAACCGATGCAGAAGCAATTGACTTAACAACAATCTAAAATGAGAAAATTTCGCAAATACGAGTTCAATACAGAAGCAGAAGCCCTATCTAAAATAGAGGCATTAGGCATAGACGAAGAAGGCAACCCAACACATAGCCATTCAATCGTTCATTTAGGACATATCGTTTTAGATCAAGGCGAATACGATGAGCAAGGCAATGAAATAAAAGCACCTATCTTATCCACTAAATACCACATAGACGTACTATGGAATGGAGAGGCACAATGGACTGAGAATATCGTATGGTGTCCACCTATGGGCGTTCATACCTTTGGTAGTTCAAGTGCTATCCGTGAATGGACAGAGAAGTGCAAAGAGTTACACCCTGAATATTTCCCAACAAATGAATCTACCGATATATAAACTAATCATAAATCCAGAGGACGAGACCGGAGTTGAGTTCGTTTCACTCGTTACCAACCCTGCAATCGAAAAGGATTTCCAATACTTTAACGACCAATTTGTAAAACCTACAAGTGGCGAGAGTGAGGATGACTTTATCTCAAGATGTGTGCCTATCGTTGAAGGCGAAGGGTATGACCAAGACCAAGCACTTGCTATCTGTTACAACTATTGGAAAGGTCAAAAGTTTCAATCTTACAACGACTATCCAAAAGCAGCGAGTCAGAACGCTCAACGTGGTATCAAACTAAATGAGGCAGTCAACAATGATTGTGCTACATTAGTTGGTAAGAACAGAGCAAGACAACTTGCCAATGGAGAGCCTATCTCAATGGAAACAATCAAGCGTACTTATTCCTACTTATCAAGAGGCAAGGAATATTACAACCCAAAGGACACTAAAGCGTGTGGCACTATCTCCTACCTATTATGGGGTGGTGATGAGATGCTTAGATGGACCGAGCGTAAGTTGGAGGAACTTGAGTTAAGGAAAGCAAGACGTAAATCAGGGTTCTCCATACAAGACGAAGAGAAGAGAATAATAAGTGGTGCTGCTATGATAGCAGATAAACCCATTTACAGATACGATGAGGCAAGAGGAGAGTATTACGTTGTGTTTGATCGTGATACTATTTTTGAGATTGCCAAGAAGTGGGCAAAGGGTGATAAGTACGATAGCGTTAACATACACCACGATGCACCTACACAAGGGCTTTCATTATTAGAGTCATTTATCGTTGATAGAGAGCGTGGCATAATGCCTCCTAAAGGATATGAGGAGGTTGCTGATGGATCTTGGTTCTTGAGTTATATAGTTAATGATGATAGCATCTGGGAGAGGGTTAAGAATGGTGAGTTCAAAGGATTCTCGGTTGAGGGTTACTTTGATATGGCTGAGCCAGAGGATGAGATATTTAACAAACTCAAGGACATAGTAGCCAAGTGGAATGGTAAAAATTGAGCCAAAAAAACATTAACACTAATTATATATAAAATGAATTCAAAAGAAGTAATCCAAGAAATCAGACACTTACTTTTCGGTGAAGAAGAGAAGAGTGTTGAGATGGCTACTGCTACATTAGTAGACGGTACTATCATTGAATGGGAAGGGGAACTTGCAGTAGGTACTGCAGTTTTCGTTCAAACGGGTGAGGGGTTAATCCCTGCACCAGATGCAACTCACGAAGTTGAGGGCGGCATGCTCGTTACAACTGAAGGTGGAGTTGTTACTGAAATCGTTGAGGTTGAGTCTGAGGTTGTTGAAGAGGAAGCAAAAGAAGAGGAAATGGCTGAAGAGGTTAAAGAGGAATTTGCAACTTTGGAAGCATTCAACTCATTTGTATCTCGTTTCGAAGAGGCAGTTGAAAGACTTGCTATCATCGAAGAGAAGATGAGCCACAACGAAGCATCATTTAATTCAATGAAAGAGGCATTCGGTAAGACAGTTGATTTAGTAGAAAAGGTTGCTGACCTTCCAAGTGAAGAGCCAACAAAAGCACCGGCTAAATTGTCTAAAAAAGAGGAGAGATTTAACAACATCATTAACATAGCAAAACAACTAAAAAAATAAATTATGGCATTTAACGTAACTGGTTTAACCAACTACACTAATGAGCAATCAACCGAGTTGGTTGTGAAGTCACTATTCGGTGGCAAGACTGCTGCTTTATTACAAGCAGCCGGACAAGTTCAAGTAGGAGTTAAGAGTGCAGAGGCACTTAACATCCTTGATTCTGATGTATACTTCCAGGCAGATGGCTGCGGATATACTGCATCAGGTAACACTACATTCTCTCAGCGTACTATCACAGTAGGTAAGATTAAGGTTGAAGAGACTTTATGTCCTAAGACTTTAGAGGCAAAGTGGATGCAGACTCAAATCGCAGCGGGTAGCCCTGAGGCAGTTCCATTTGAAGAGCAGATTGGAAACGAGAAGTCAAGCAAGATTGCTAAATTGTTAGAAGTAGCAATGTGGCAAGGTGACACTGCAACATCAAACACTAACCCTAACACTAACAAGTTTGACGGATTTGTAAAGATTATCGGTGATGCAACGGCGGTAGACGGTAACACTTCAAGTGCAACTGCTATCACTTCAGCAAACATCGATGACTTAGTAGACGATATGTATGCTGCAACTCCAGCAGACATCGCAGACGCTGATGACTTAGTATTATTCGTTGGAATCGACACTTTCAAGAAGTACACTGCTGCTTTGAGAAACAACAACTTATTCCACTACGCTGCTGATAGCGAAGGAATGGAAATAATGATTCCTGCTACTAACGTTAAGATGGTAGGTGTAGGTGGACTTAATGGTACTGACAAAATGTACTTAGGTCGCTTAAACAACTTCTTTGTAGGTACTGACCTTGCAAACGAAGAGGAGGAGTACAAGTTCTGGTATAGCCAAGACAACGACGAAGTAAGATTCCGTGCTACTTGCAAATACGGAGTTCAAGTTGGATTCCCTGACCAGATTGTTGAGTTTATCCTTGCGTAAGTTTAACCCTTTAAAAGCATAAGATTATGGCTTGTAATTTAACACAGGGTTTTACTTTAGATTGTAAGGATAGCGTTGGTGGTATCAAGAGCATTCACGTTATTGATTGGGCTTCAAGTGGGTTCACTGTTAGCGGTGGTGAGGTTACGGCTTCAACTGTTGCAAGTGGTGACGTTTACACTTACGAGTTACCAAAGGGCGTAGGTTCAATGACTACTACTACAAACGTATCAACTGAGAATGGTACTGTATTTAACCAAACAGACGTTGTAGCAAGACTTCGCAAGTTGTCTACTACCAAGCGTAATGAGTTGAAGTTGTTAGCACAGAACAGAGTATTCTGCATTGTAAAAGACAACAACGACAACTACTGGTTGTGCGGATATGAGTATGGTTGCGATATTACTTCAATGACTGCTGAAAGCGGTGCAGCAATGGGAGATGTACAAGGGTACAACTTCACATTGAGTGCAATTGAAACAGAAGCACCATATTTAGTACAGAGTGCAGTAGTAACTACATTAGGTATTTAGTTTTCATAGTTTCTTTCCTAAAGGGGCAGCCATTGGTTGCCCTTTTCTTTTTGCCAATTTTTAACATTTGCTATATATATATAAATGCTCACAATAGAAAAAGACGAAACGGCTTATTGGTATCTAACATTAACGGAGAAGGTTACTATTGAAAACCCTACCTTTTTGTTTAACCTAACTAACCGTACAAACAACGGCAAGTACAATTTCATAATGGCAGACGTGAGCAGTTACCCCGACAGATACAATCAATTCCAATTTATCGAAGGCACAACAGCAGACCTTTACACCGGAGAGTATGAGTATAAGGTTTATGCTCAAACGAGTGATTCAAACCTTGACCCTGATTTAGCAGATGAGTTAGTTGAGCAAGGAATGTTGAAATGTACAGAGGGTACGACAACGACACAATACACACCAACACTTAACGAAAAAATATACGGAGAATGAAAACCTTTTTAGACGAGATAGGTATAAATGTGATGCAATCGATAGCAGGGCTATTCGGCTCTTTGCTATTGGTTGGTAAGGGTGCAACTAAAAACATCAAGCAGACTTTCTTTGCAATCATCACAGGAGTAGCAAGTGCCAACTATTTAACACCGGTCGTATGTGACTTGGTTAAGATTAACGACACTAACTACTCAAATGGTGTTGCCTTTATACTTGGGTTTTTGGGCTTGAAAGGTGTTGAGGCGTTCAGCAAGAAATTCTTTAAAGATAAAATTGATGCAGGTAATTAATGAAATAGCCAACATCCTAATCTTTGTCAATGCGACTTTATTCTATATTTTCGTGTTTGGTAGAGAGGTTAAAGCGATTGCTCGATTGAATTTAAT